TCGAAGGTAAAACAGTTGAAGAAATTACCTCACAAGACAATCAAAAAAAAAGTCAGGTAAAGAAATCAACTGGAAAGAGGACATCTTAAGTGTTGCAGTTGGTGAGATTGGGTTAACCTATGACTATTTTTATTCACTTTCGCTAAGCGAATATTATACGATTGTAGATGGGTTCAGGCGTAAAGAGGTTAATCAATTAAAGGCTACACGATGGGCGGTTTGGCAGATTGTACGGCATAATGCTTTCCTGAAAAATCCGCCTGCAAGCCCTGAAAAATTAATGAAGTTTGAAGATGAAATACTTTTAGATCAGGATCGCACAAACAAGGCAGCCGAAAAATTAAAATCAGCAATAAAGAAACGAAATGGCAACTCCTGATGCAGAACTTAAAGTACGGATTGAGGCAGAGTTAGGGAATTTTGCCAATACTCTTAAGAAGGGAGAAAAAGACCTTGCATCATTTGGTGCAAGGGTCGATGCCGGGTTAAAGCGTTCTGCACAACAAGCGGCGCAAACGGGGGCTGCACTTGCCGGAGGTTATACTAAAGGTGCAACCCAAGCCGCCTTTGCAACTACCAATTTATCCCGTGTCTTACAAGATGCACCATTCGGGTTCATCGGTATTCAAAACAACTTAAATCCATTACTTGAATCATTCGGACAATTACGAAAAGAAACAGGGAGTAATGCAGGTGCATTAAAAGCATTAATTAGTTCTTTAGCTGGCCCTGCTGGCTTAGGGCTTGCTTTGGCTGCTGTTAGTGCCGGGTTGCTTTTATATCAGGAATATCAGCGAAAAGCCAATAAAGAAACGGTTGTTGCAGCAGATGCTAATAAAGAACTTGCTGAAAGTATAAAGTCAGTAGATCAAGTACAATCTGAAGGTCGTAAAAATGCATCTGTTGACATATCAAATTTACAATCGCTTTATCAGGCTACCCAAAACATAAATATTCCTCAGTCTGAAAGGTTAAAGATTGCAAAAGAAATTATATAATATTGTCCTCTCCATTTCAAAAGCATATCATTATGAATCTGCTTATCATCACGGTAACGAACAGTAAAGCTAAATACTTGCTTCATTGGAGATTGATTAGCTTCCTGAGTACGTGAAGACCTTAACTGTTCAACTTTTGCAAAGGTAGCCCAATAAAGACTATCATTCGGGATAGTGCCACCAAAACCATCTTTAATCTGTTCGTTTGAATAGATGACTATTTTTTGCGAAAGGTCTCCAGAGTCTATGTTCATCAGTACAACGGTAAATTTTTGCTAAACCTGTTCGCCTGTTCTTTTGCAGCCGGAGCAATATCTTCTTTTTCCTGCTTACCTTGCCATTTGTAATCGTAATCAATCTGCAATAGCAAAGCATGTTTTAATCCTTTTGGAATAGTTGTATATCCAGTTGTCATACTTACTACATATTTTTCAGGCATACAGTTTATAGGCCCCTGCCATTGAGGCCATCCACCACCGATCGGATACCACCAATATCCAGAATCATTATCCCAATCCTTTATGATTAAAGTTTTGAATTGAAGCCCATCGGTGTAGTATTTGTCATCAGCAACAACTATTGGAGTTTCATCACCTCTTTGCCTTGTTAGTTCCGTAATCTCTCCAGCAGGACCATAAGGCAATTCAAACACGCGTGAATTAAATTCAATCTTTACTTCCTTTGGTATAAAATAGACATTCAGATAACCTTCAAGTTTTTCACGGCATGATGCAATAAGCAATTCGAGAACAGTATCGTTATCGCTACTGTCAGAATCTAAGCGGCAGAAATCTTTAACCTCGTCAACTGTGACAGGTTCGGTTTCATCTTCGGATATTACTTCAATTTCAAACATGAAATAAAGGTAATAAAAAAGCATTACAAAAATGCAAGGCTAATTTTTAACTATTTCATCAAATGCCTAATATGATTTTTTGCATCTTTATGAGGGTAACGGTATAAATGAAAAATATACAACCCTTTTGCAAGCCCTATCCTTGCGCCTAATCGTTTGGCATCATTACTAAATTCACGGTCAAAAGTGATTGAATGTTGTTTAAATCCTCCGATTCTTTGCCAGAGTGACTTATGGAATATCATACACAATCCCGGTGCGATTCCTGTTTCCATTACTTCAGTACCGAATCGCTCCCTTAATTCAGCAGCTTTATTTTGGTGTGCTAAAATGGAATCCTCCATAAACATATCCTTTACGCAATGCAAATGAACTCCGATTCGATTAGTTAAGCAAGTGAATAACTCAAATTCTGGATTAGCCTTGATTATTTTAGGGATTAAATTACAGGAATCTGGGAATAGTAAGGTGTCGTAATCCCGGAGGACTATCCATCCATCGGATAATTCAGCTATGCGATTATCGTATTCTAATCCAATGTTTTTATCGGTTGCAAATGGGGTTATGTAATGTATGGTCATATCACCTCAAATTTAGGAATCGGTACGATAAACTTTCCTTTAAACCCTAATTTACGAACCCTGTCAATTATTGCATCGGTAAAATTCCAACTAAGAATCACAATATAATCAGGCTTAGTTTTCGCAATCCTTTGAGGGTTTACAATTGGTATTCCGTTACCAGGCGAAAACCTACCGATTTTCTCCGGTGTATCATCAGCAATATAATCGATAATATCAGTATTCATTCCTGAGCAATTAAGTAAAGTGTTACCCTTTGCCGAGGCTGCAAATGCAGCAATACTTTTACCTTCCTGTTTTAACTTTAGTAACTGAATCCCGAAATCATATATCAATTCTTTGACTTGTTCGCTCCATTCAGAATAAGCCTCGTATTTATCATACCCTCTTAAAATTTCCTGTTGTTGGAACTCATAAACCGAATTATCTGTCAAATGGTTGCTATCATCTTTTACAATTACATATCGCATAGTTCCTCCGTGAATATCTTGCTTTTCACATTTAATCAGCCTCATTCCGAATTGACTTACAAGTTTTTGCATCGGAATAACACTCCAATATGTAACATGCTCGAAATATGTCGTATCGAACTCCATATTTTCAATGAAATCTACTAAATATGGATTCTCAATAACCAATACCCCTTGCTCTGATAAAACAAAGTTACATGCCTGAATGAATTCCTTTACGTTATCCAAATGAGCAAATACGTTGGTTGCCGTAATTAAATCCGCTTTACCGTAAAGTTCTCTAACCTTTTCAGCTACATCCATCGACCAGAAATCAGTTAATGACCTTACGCCTTGTTGTTCTGCAATAGCGGTCAGGTTTTCGGCTGGGTCTACATTCAATATTTTATGATTAAATCGGTCTTTGAATACCTTAAGCAATGCACCATCATTCCCGGCTATGTCGATATGAAAGTTATCCGGTGAAAGTCTAATATTTTCGGCCATACGCTCGCAATGCTCAATATATGGCTTATTCACACTTGACCGATAGGTATAATATGAAAACATTTTGCCCGGGTCAATTACTACGCTTAACTGAGACAATGAGCAATCATTACAAAACATAACCTGTAATGGGAATCGTTCTTTCTCTTTAGCTGATTGAGCCGTAAATTCTAAATTATTTGCTAAGGGCATCAAACCTAAATCAAGATACTTAGTAAGTTTTTTAGATCCGCAAACACGGCATTCGCAATGAGGTTTAGCAATCGATTTTAAGGACTTGTAATCCATCCATTTTTGGAGGTTTAACGAAGTATCATAAGGCGTCATAAAGTGCCGTTCTCCAACACGAACAGGCGAACGGTATTTGTCGAGTGCGCCAAACAATACGCCGACACTCACCACAACATAACATTCAATAACTCGTACACTAAGATTAGGAAAGATGAATATACACCAACAAGCACTCACTAAATTCGGTGAACAAAAACAAAAGGATATGCTCATTGAAGAAATGGCTGAGTTAATGCAGGCACTTCAAAAAGAACGTAGAGGTTTAGAACATAATATTTCAGAAGAAATAGCAGACGTTCAGATTATGTTAGATCAGATTAAACTATTGCATCCTGATTGGATAAGCTGGGAGCAGATTTAATTACGGCAACCAACGTATTTGCTCATTTGGATAACGTAAAGGAATTCATTCAGGCATGTAACTTTGTTTTATCAGAGCAAGGGGTATTGGTTA